TTGTTGAGCAGCGCTAAGAGGGTTGCCGTAAATACTCGACAAGTAAGACTGAAGCTGCGAGTAGGGCAGTTGTTGTTGGAACTGGAAGCGCTGCATCTGCTCTTGCAGGGGTTGAGCCGCAATCGCCTCTCTCTGTGCGCCCACTTGAGCGAGCGTCTGAGCAGGCAAGAACTGTTGTTGGAATGCAGCGGGAGCCGCTTGAGCAGTCGCCAACTGAGTAGCTAGAGCCTGTTGTTGTGCTCCACCCAAACCACCTGCCGCAGCAAGTTGAGTCCCAAAAGCCGCTTGTTGTGCGCCTTGGAGTCCCTGTGCGCCTGCGAGGATGTTTCCGAACCCAGTCTGTTGAAGACCTGCGATCTGGCCCAAAATGCCAGCTTGCGCCCCACGAGCAGCCTCTTGGAAGCCCCTCTCTTGAGCGTAGGTCTGTGCGCCAATGTTCGTAGCAGTCTCGCCAACCGCACGAGCAGCAGCCCGTGTAGCGGCCTCGATAGCCCTCTCTTGCGCCCCTGATCCGTATCGACCAGCACGAGAGAACTGTGACTGTAATGCAGGAAGGGTCTGCTCAAGGAGTTGCTCAGTAATCGGACGGGTGGACTGCTCAATAAGAGCTTGCTGATAAGGCGACCCACTCAGGAAAGACCCGCCTGCCACATTGCCGTATTGCTGGGCTACATTCTGAAGTCCAGCAGTCTCGGGAGCGAATTGACCAGCAGCAAACTGTTCATAAACAGGTGCGCCAGGTTGGAACCCTGCGGCTCCGTAGATGTTTTGGTACAGAGGGGCAGCGGCAGACTCAGCTTGAAGCCCTCTCAGGAAGACATTCTGTGCCTCGCTCAGGATAGGCTGCTGCTGACGAGCAATGTTCTCTTGTGCTTGGATAGCCGCTAGGGTCTGTTCGCTAGGCGAGACATACATCTGCCCAGGAAACATTTCAGGCTGCGGCCCCTGAAGGAACAGATACCTTGCCCGACCCAATGCCTCAGAAAGATAAGGCGCAATGGTGGGGTCGATAGTCGCATCACCCTCACCTCGTGGGAGAGTGGAAACCCTGCCTTGTTCTGGAAGTGCCATTTTTTATCCTATCAAGATATAAGCGTAAGTCTTGTCTGCCGTTGAATTAGCGTAGTGACTTATGGTTGCCTGCCCATTCTGTTGAGCAGATACATAAACATTTGAATATGCCAGAGGCGCAATAAACTGCACTTTAATTGTTGCCGCAGGGATTGCAGGTCTAGGAACCGTCCCATCAGCAGCGAAGTGTTCTAGGGTCACTGTTGTGTTACTTACCGCACCAGCGATCTCTACATAGTCACCAGCGGCTAGCGTGAGCACATACTGCCCAACTCCAACAACATGAGAAGGGTCGCCTGTGCTTTTACGAGCAGGCAGAAAGAACCTTCTTCCCGTGTTCGCAATGTCACTTCCGTTCTTCTTTACCCATACATCCGCATACTCGCCATCGTTATTGGAGTTTTGCAGTTGCAGTGAGTAGTCAACCTGATAAGTTCCAGCGTTTCTCACATTTATTCGTGAGGTGTTGCTGAGATAAACCCCGTTGGACTCCTCTGTAGCGTCCCACGACACAATTGCAGTCGTTCCCGCACCTGGGGCAGTCTGGTCTGTGTCGTTCCTGAACTCACCGTAAGGTGCGGTGTCCGCAAAAGCAGCACTCGAAAACGGGATCAGGACAATCTTCGTCTCAATTGAGATACGAGCATCAAAGAGTGTCGTGGAGGTAGCGTTTCCAGTCGCTAGGGTGATAGTCCCCGTACTGTTGATCTTCCCGTCCATGATGTTATTAACGATCTCTGCGACGGAACGAGGATCACCTCCAATCGGAGGAAGCCTGCGAAACATTACCGGCCCCCTGCTGGCTGCATCTCGATGTCTACACCGATTGCAGTTGTCCAGTTATCTCCGGTGGGAGTAACCCGTAAACGATGATACTTGCCTACAGACCGCAAGCCAACCCTATTCTCAGAATCAGCGTTTGTCTGTGCGCTAAAACTTGGCTGCTCACTCAGGAGAAACCGAGAAGCAATCCCAACACTCGCACTTCCGTTGTCCACAATCGGTTTGACAAGAGTGACCATCATTGTCTGGCCCTCTCCAATATCAGATGTCTCAATCACACCTGTCTTATTCGCACCGGAGAAGTTGACGATCTTCGTGCCTGTGACACCCGCAAGCGTGAGTTTTCCACCCAACCAGATGCGAGAGTCCAAGGAAAACGGCAAAGCGTCTATGGAAGCAGAAAACGCATCCAATCCTTCCATGTTCACCGCAGGCGATGACGAGCTTGCAATCCTGTCTACAGTCGTGTCTGCGTATGACCAGCGTTGTGTCTGGGGGTGATACATCAAGACCCTATAAGTCTGCTCAATGCTCGGGTAGCCCCAGAGAATCAGGTTCCGGTTGGGGTCTACTGCTGCGCTCATCTGCGTCATAACAGACTCAGAGAGGTCATTGAAGAAGAAACGGTTTACCTTCTCTGCCCCGATAGGCACGACATTCTGCCCATCACAAGCATAGAATCCATCGTCAGACAGGAAGTAAGTAATGCCCTGCCACTGGATTACAGAGTTGGGTTCGTAGCACCCTCGGTTGCGAGAGATGTTGTCAAACTGGAACACCAGAGGCGCACCCACATAAGACATGCGGTAGATGCTGCGCTCACAAAGTACGAGGCCAAACTCACCGCCCGTAATCCCAGCTACCGCACCACCGTCGGGCAGGTCTTGAAAGTCTGACTGAGTAACCGCAGAACTTGTCCAAGTAGTCGCATCGTTAATGCCTGACCACTGAACTCGGTTCGTGTTCGTCGGAGTCCGTCCTGATACCACAAAATCTCGCACCACCGTCACAAACGACGCTTTTGGCGCATCTGAACTCAGATTGGCAAAGTTACCCGTGGTTGTGAGGTCGTAATACTGAAGCGTATTCGGGGAGCCAGCAGCAATTAGGTAGTTCCCAAACTGCGTGAACCTCCAGCGATCCGTCACCGCCGTATAGGTTAATGCACTTACATTGTCTAGACTGAGGTCAGTAGCATCCAAAAGAAACAGGAGCGTAGAGCCAGAAGCAAAGACTTTAGTGGTTCCAGCGCTATCTACACCCGCAACCACATTGTTGAGGTCTTGAGAGGCAGCGCCAGAGTAGTCAGCAGAGTTCGGGAATGGCCCGTAACCAACCGCCTTTGGATAGACATTCTTGGCGTTGGTAAGCGCACCGACCACACCAGGTTGGTCAGGAAGCCACTCAGTAAATGTCAGCCTATTCGAAGCCATGTATTAGTCTCGCTCGCCACTGTTGTCCATGTATCGCTATTCGCAGATACATCCGACCATGTATTCACGCTCACCGCAGCAGTCGTCCAAGTGTCGGACTGTGCGCTAGATTCGCTCCAAGTATTCGCCTCTGCTGGAACTTCGTCCCATTCCTCACCAGGAATATACCCATTTGAGTATAAAGTTCCCGTCCCAGAGATGGATGCAACACCCTGATAGGTAATGTACGGTATTACCGTTAGCTCACCATTCCCTAGAAGGAATGCAACCGCTAGCTGCTCAAGACCTCCTGTAGCACTTAGCGTCCCCACTCCTGTAATAGCACCGCCACTCGTGCGTTCACGAATCGCTGCACCTGCGAGAGTTCCCGTTCCAGAGATTTCTCCGCTAACAGTGCGGGTGCGCTCTGCACTTCCCGATAAAGTTCCAACTCCCGCAATACTGCCTTCCCCTGCGGCAGTGATGTTTGCTGCTGCGTCAACGCTTCCTGTGCCTGCAATACTTGCTGAGAACTCAAGAATGCAGACATTGGGGTCTTCCCATACAGGTGAGTCAAGACTAAAAGCAAGTGAGTCTAGGTTCCCAAAGAGGTCAAGCTGCTCTAGGGTGAAAGGCCCACATAAGTCTGCCATTTAGTCCAGCGTAGCCGTTAGATTGCCGCTAGGAATCTTGAAAATGTCACCCGTCTCGATGGTCTTGGATGTCGTCAATGCGGTATGCATCAACAGGTTTCCAGAGGTGATCGCATCAAAGAGGGCAATGTGCGTAATTGTTCCCCAGTTTCCGGTGGCCTGATCGAAGGTCACATCTGCGCTGGAGGTCACAACACCGCCAGAAGCAGTGGTTACACTCAGCGTCTTACGGGCATAGGAGCCACCAGAGACTTCGGTTCCCGATCCAGCATCACCTGGGTCATCCGTGAACAGACCGACATAAACAGTCGTCGGAGATGTGTAGCTCACATTCTTGAGGATGTGGTCTAGGAGTTTGTTCTCTAGGTAATTAGATAGTTCAGCCATTATCGACTCGCAACTTTAATTTGAAGTGGAACACCGCTATATTCAGCACCCTCGTCAGACTCCGAGATTGCGCCAATAGCGTTCTGATAGAACCCTGACCACACCTGAAGCCTTGCGTCGTTCATGAGATACGGCTCGGCCTCCAACAGACTGCCATAAAGCAAAGCATCTGGGCAGTTAGCCAAAAAGATGTTCGAGGTATTCGAATCACTCAACACCGCAGGCTTTGCGTAGTAAAGCATCTCTAGCGTGTAGCTCGTGTCTGGGAATGGAGCCAACTCGATTTCATCTGCCCTCAAGGTATAAAACTGAGGCTTGCCTGTCTCGTCTGCCCGAGCATTACGGGAGAACGCAGAAGGAGCCATGTAGGAGAGAACCTGACGAGGAGACCCCTGTACATAGAGGTCTCTCATTTGAAGGAAATCTGAGGGGAGTCCGACAGTCCGGTCAGCAGCAGTCGTGCTTGCGGTTACTGTCTTTAGCATCTGGCGTATGCGGAGCGTCCTCTGAAGGCGCAACTCCGCAAGCGAGATGAAATCAGGAATTACGCTTGTTAGGTCGCTTCTTCCGAGGTAGCTTGCTACCGTCGTCTTTAGGTCGCTGTAACTGGTGAGGGACATCGTGCCATCCGTATGTGTAAGAACCTACATGACCAATCATGTTGCTCAGAGCATGGTCACAGAAGGTATTAAAGCCAGCGTCATAAGCCTGTACGCAGAAGTGGACATCCTCGCCCATAATCTTCTTTCCAGGCAACTCGTAGAACCAGAACCAAGGCTCCGGTGTCTTCTTGAATACCTCGGCCTTCACTAACATCACACCACATCCGATAGCAGTTACCTGCTCAATTCCGGTCTTGTCTTTACTGTCAACTGGAAGCCATTCGTTAGTCTTGTCTTCGTAGTTGATCTTGAGATTCTTAGCAGTCGCTCTAACAGGCTCACTTCTCGTTGTGGCGTTCACACCTACAATCGGAAGGTCTAGCCCCATTAGGCGCTCAATCGTGTCTTTAGGGAACCTCATGTCTGCGTCAATGAACAGAATGTAGTCACATCCTTCGTCCAGAGCAGTCTTCACTAGGTTGTTGCGCTGGTCGAATATCAGCGTCCCGTTGACTGTATAAATTGCTAGAGTACCGTCCCTGTGCCTTGCGTCATATGCACACATCACTGCAAGGTCAAAAGCCGTACCTATCTCCATCTGGCCCCTA